TACGATGATGAATATGATGAAGAACTTGAAGAACACCTTGAAAAGATGCGTGAAATGGACAACATCGATGACCAAAAGGACTACTGCGATGACCACCACCTCAAATACGGAGACATCGAAGCGTACATGTGAGCCTTTTTATGTGGACGGGCAGATGTTTTGGGATGCGGAGAACGATATAATTAAATCAGATGATAGAGTACGCAGACTTTGAACCAACTGACTTACCGTTTGACTGGAGTGGAGTGGATCACGAGGAGATAAAACGAGGCTTTGATTTCTTCTACGCTAACAATCAGATAACTGGATTCAAGATGGATGAGAACGGGAATTATGTACGGGATCAAGACGGCAAGTTAATAGCGTATCGTACCAGTAAGCAAAGACACCAACCGAAGAGCTGGTTTAATAATTACTACCAATGAGCGAAGAGAAGAAAACACGAGAGTCTTTATCGAACAAAGAGAGTAAAGACGATAGGAACGGAGTGACTAAGGGGCCGACTTGGCGGATGAGGGAGTGGGGACGCACAGCGTACCGTAACCGCCAAGCTAAACTACGGATGGATGGTGAGTCTTCATCGACCGAAGCTGCGAAACGATTACTAAGGGTCATGGCTCCAAGGTTAGGTAAGCGAGTGGATGATTTCATGTACACATTCGGAGGTAACACAGAACATACCACTCCGTTATTCCTTACCTTTGTGTTAGACATGTGTCCGTATCAGATAGCATCGATGGCTTTACAGACCGTGCTTGATAACCTCCAATTTAATTTACCTGTCGGACGGATGGCGTATAAGATCGGCAAAGCATTTGAGAACCAAGCACGATGGGACAAAGCGATGGAGTTGATGCACCCACACAAGAAAGATTTACTTGCCCTTGACGACCGATCCAAAGCGATGAAGTTGAAGCAGTTCTATGACTATGAGGAGGAACGCTTCACGCTGTGGGATACTAAGTGTAAGGCGGGACTGGGTGCGTGGTTGTTAGAGGAGATACGCATCGAGACTGGTGTATGGGAGATCGGCTTTGCTGTTGGTACTCAGAAGGGACATAAACCTGAGCGTCTGTGTGTACCAAGTGGTAGCTATACGGACTGGGTCAAACGATTTGATGCGTGGAAGGAAACTACCTGTGTGTTTAAGATGGCATTACCTGACGAACCTGTTGATTGGTACGAGTTAGTGGGTGGAGGGTACAGCTTGAAGCACATGCCACCGCAAGAGTTCTTCACAGGTAAACCGATGTCTTGGTTTAAGGAACATAAGCGTTCATACGAACATGCATTCAGTGCTGTTAATAAATTACAGAAGGTAAGTTGGAAAATTAACAAAGAGATTTTAGAAATTACTCGAAAATGTTACGACAATAAACGAGTGGTTGGAAACATACCGAACTTTAGTGAGATACCAGAGCAACCGAGGTACACAGGAAGTGACGAGCATGAGTTACGGGCGTGGAAGCTGAAGCAAAAGGACATCAAGAGCGTCAACGAAGCGAACAGCAGTAAACGTTACCTGACCATCCGTATTCTACACCTCGCCAAGCTTTATAGTGAGTGGGATAAGTTCTACTTTCCGTATCGTTGTGATTACAGAGGCAGAGTGTACGCTTTACCGTACTACTTACATCCACAAGGGTCTGACTTAGCTAAGAGTTTGTTGGACTTTAGTAACGGACAACAGGTGGTAGATGAAGAGGACTTGGAAGCTGTACTTATACACGGTGCTAACATGTGGGGAGTAAAAGGTACACGAGAAGAACGACTTGAGTGGGTAGGTAAACGACAGAATTTTATATTGGAAGCAGCGAATGATCCACACGGAACCGATTGGTGGACAGATGCAAGTGATCCGTTTTGTTTCCTTCGCTTTTGTCTGGAGTTTAAGCAATTCACGGAAGAGGGGTACGGATACATGAGTTATCTACCTGTTCGTCAGGACTGCTCCAACAACGGTATGCAAATCCTTTCGTTATTACTACGGGACAAAGAGATCGGAAGGATGTGTAACCTTGTTGAAGAGGACCGAGCTAATGATATGTACCAAGAGTTTGCTGACCGTGTGTACGATGAGATACAGGCAGACGGAGGTGTGCTTGCACAGGAGTGGTTAAGGTTTGGTATCAGCCGGAAGTTAGCGAAGCTTGCCATCATGAACAGACCATACGGAGCGACTCACTACAACCTCGTGCAAGATGTATTTAAAAGTATCGGAGTGAACCACAACTGGTCATCGACTGGTGAGATGTTAACAGGTGTTATCTATTTATGTAAGATCGTTAATCGATTAGCAGATCAAACGTGTCGTCCAGTAAACAGAGTGATGAAGTTCTTACGTGAAACAGTGCGAGCATTAGGGTGTGAAGAACCGATCACTTGGTCCACACCTACAGGATTCAAAGTTGTACAAAGCTACCGTAAGTATAAGAAGTTACAGGTGGAGTCTGTGTTCCAAAACATGAGCATAAGTATTACAACAGATGAGCTTGGGGATAACATAGATGAAAGGGGACAATGCAACGCCATCACTGCTAACTTTATCCACAGCCTTGACGCTTGTATCGTACATCAAGTTGCAAACAAGGTTGACTTTGACCTCGCTACTATACATGACTGTTTCGTGACCCACGCTTCCAATGTACGCAGAATGAATACAATAGTACGAGAAACGTATACAAACACTTTCACTGTTGATCTCCTAGGCGAGTTCCGTGCGGAGCAAATCAACAACAACCCAGATGCAGTACTGCCTGATGTGCCGGAGCTTGGAGACTTAGATGTGTCCGCAGTTAAACGCCAGCAGTATCTGTTATCTTAATAACCAATAACACACGAAGAGAAATGGTAAAAGCACGTAAGAAACACGACATAATAAAAGCACAAGGCACAGCTAGATATGCCCACTTGAATGAACCGAATAAAAGGTTTGATGAGTACGGCGTATGGAGCTGTGATCTTGTTATCGACGAAGAAACAAAACAAGGAATCGTACAGAAGTTAAAGCCTATTTATGAGGCTGAGTTACGAGACATCATGGAAGCTAATCCCGGCAAGAAGATCGAGCAGAAGGGGTTACCCTTTACTGAGGTAGATGGCGGACACATGTTGAAAGCCAAGCTGAAAGCTGGAGGTAGAAGACGGGACGGTACAGAGTACGAGTTATCTATCGCTTTGTTCGACGCCGCTGGTAATAAGTTACCGGAGGATGTACAAGTATGGGGCGGTTCCAAAGTGAACGTAGCTTTTCGTCCGAAGTTCTGGTACGTAGCTAGTCAGGGGTTTGGGGTGACCTTTGAGTTGTCTGCAGTACAAGTGATCGAACTATCCAACGGTGGTGTAAACACTCCAAGTGCAGATGCATTCGGGTTTACTTCGGAAGAAGGATACATCGCTAATGGAGGTGAAGACTTGACCGGAGCATTTGATGCGGAAGAAGAAGAGACAACGCTCACAGCGAACTTCTAATTACCGATCCGGATTCGAAGCTACACTAGCTAACCAACTTAAGCGTGGTGGTGTTAGCTTCCAATACGAGTCGATCAAGTTAGAGTACACAAAGACTGCTACTTATACTCCTGACTTCATACTACCTAACGGCATCATCATAGAAGCTAAAGGTGTATGGACGGTGGAGGATCGGAAGAAGCATTTACTAGTTCGTGAACAACATCCACACCTAGACATAAGACTAGTATTTATGAATGCTTCCAACAAGATTCGTAAGGGAAGTGACACCACCTACGCTGTTTGGTGCGAAAAGAAAAACATACAATATGCAAATAAAACTATACCAAAATCATGGCTTTCACAACCACCCATCAACCATGCAGTAAGTGCGGAAGTTCAGACGCCCTCTCCACCAACGACGACGGTAGCACCCATTGTTTCAGTTGCGACGATCACCGTGGAGCCGGACGAATGAAGAATGAATCAACCTCCCCAACACCGAGAGATTATGTAAGAGGAGAACCAACAGCTATAGCACGACGCAACCTCACGGAAGACACTTGTCGGAAGTGGGGGTACTGGTGCGGTGTATACAATGGTGAGCCTGTACAAATTGCTAACTATAAAACACGAGACGGTAAGACATGCGGACAAAAGATTCGTACACCTAACAAGAAGTTCCACATTAAAGGTGAGCTGCTAGGATTGTACGGTCAGCACCTGTGGCGAGACGGCGGTCGTCGTGTTGTTGTAGTGGAAGGAGAGATCGACGCTCTTAGCACAAGTCAAGCTATGGATAACAAGTGGCCTGTCGTATCTGTACCGAACGGAGCAGGAGCAGCTAAGAAATATGTAGCTCAAGCAATCGATTGGTTAGACAGGTACGAACAAGTGGTGTTCTGTTTTGATATGGATGATGTCGGACGAAAGGGAGCCGCAGAATGTGCAGCCCTCTTAACACCCGGCAAAGCGTACATCGCAGAGATACCACTGAAGGACCCATCTGATATGTTAGTAGCTGGACGAGCAAAGGAGTTAGTCAGTTGCTTGTTCGACGCTAGAGAGTACAGACCAGACGGCATCGTAAACGGTAAAGAGTTGTGGGATGTTATCGCTGACAAGCAACACAGTAAATCTATACCTTATCCATATGCGGGGTTGAACGAGCTGACACTTGGACTGAGACAAGGAGAACTTGTTACCGTGTGTGCAGGTAGTGGTATCGGTAAGTCGTTATTCTGTAGAGAGATAGCACACCACATCCTCGGACTGAACGAGAAGGTAGGATACATAGCTCTTGAAGAAAGCGTACGACGTACAGCTCTTGGTATCATGGGCATCCACATAAACAAACCTATCCACCTTGAGGAAGACGATACAAGTGAGGAGGTACTGAGACCTGCGTTTGAAGAGACGGTAGGTAACGGGAACTTCTACACTTACGATCACTTCGGTAGTATGGATAGCGACAACCTGTTAGGTAAGATAAAGTATCTAGTAAAAGGGTACGATTGTAAGTGGATATTCTTGGATCACCTATCGATTGTTGTGAGTGGTATCCAAGGAGACGACGAGCGACGATTGATCGACAACACCATGACTAAACTTAGGAGTCTTGTTGAAGAGACAGGATGTGGTATGGTGCTTGTCAGTCACTTGAAGCGTGTCGATAGTGGACACGAAGAGGGAGGACGAGTAAGTCTGCACCACCTAAGAGGTAGCCAAGCAATCGCACAGCTGTCGGACATGGTGATCGGACTAGAACGTAACCAACAATCAGAAACAATAAGCAACGAGACACGAGTCCGAGTACTGAAGAATAGATTCAGCGGACAGACAGGACACTGCGACACTTTGTATTACAGCGGTGATACAGGTAGATACACTCCTGATGTGTTCAAACCAACAAATGAAGAAACCAATAACCCATTCTAAATATGACACGAACACTATTCTTTGATATAGAGACCAACGCCATTAACGATTGGTCCACCTACTCAGACCTTCACACCGTACACTGTCTATCTATCTACGATCCTATGATCCCTAAGATGCTGACGTTTCACGGGGAAAGTATAGAGCGTGGATTACTTGAGCTACAGAAAGCAGATCGTATCGTCGGACACAACGTCATTGACTTCGATATACCAGCACTCAAGAAGCTGTACGGTTTCTCACCACCACTGATTAAAGTATTAGATACACTTGTTGTTAGTCGATGTGTGTTTCCTGATCTACGGAACGATGACTTCGGACGGAACGGATTCGATAAAGCACTCGTTGGTAGTCACTCGTTAAAAGCGTGGGGACACAGGATGGGTAGCACAACAAAGCTGACGTACGGAGAGGAAGACGGAGCGTTCAACAGCTACAACGAAGAGATGCGTAAGTACTGCGAGCGTGATGTTATTGTTACTCAGTTACTGCACGACTTCCTATTCAAGCACAAGCCAAGCAAAGAGATGATAGCTATAGAACATTGGTTCAGGTTTGTTATCTCGTTGCAAGAGCGACACGGTTTTAAGTTTGATCTGGATAAAGCAGACGTACTGACTGCCAAGCTGATGGGTATCCGAGCGAAGCTGACCACTGACTTACAGAATCAATGGAAACCTACAGAGGTGAAGATGAAGAGTCCAGCTGGTTGGACACTGACAACAGACCAAGCAACATACGAAGGTAAGACAAAGAACGACATCAAGCTACAACTGAAAGAAGCTGGTGAAGTACAAGCACTCGTTAAGAATGCAGTTAAGACTGGCAACGCAGTGAAAGAGATACCGTTCAATCCGGGTAGTCGTAAGCAGATAGCTGAACGATTGATGGGTCTTGGATATGAACTACCTACTGAGAACGACGGAGTATCTTATAAGGTAGATGAATCTGTATTACGTGGTATCGACCACCCTATAGCAGGGGATTTGTTATCTTATCTACTCGTACAGAAAAGACTTGGACAGTTAGCCGAAGGACAACAAGCGTGGCTCAAGTTACAAAAGAACGGAGTGATCCACGGTAGCGTCAACACCAACGGAGCAGTCACAGGTAGATGTACACACAGTAATCCTAATGTAGCACAAGTACCAAGTGTACGAGCTGACTACGGATCGGAGTGTCGTGAGTTATTCACAGTGCGTAACGGTTACAAGTTAGTAGGGTGTGATGCATCTGGACTTGAGCTTCGTATGCTTGCCCACTACATGGCGTTCTACGACAACGGACAATACGCTAAGATTGTTACTGAAGGAGATGTACACACAGTTAATCAACAGGCAGCAGGACTGGAGACACGGGACCAAGCTAAGACATTCATCTATGCTTTGTTATACGGAGCAGGTGACGAGAAGATTGGTAACATAGCAGGTGGTAACGCACAGCTTGGACAACAACTAAAGCGTAAGTTCTTCAGTAGTCTACCAGCACTCGCTCGTTTACAAGCTGATGTACAACGAAAAGTAAAACACGGTGGAGAGTTGATCGGTTTAGACGGACGCATCCTTCCGATACGCAGTAGTCACGCAGCCCTCAACATGTTATTACAATCAGCTGGTGCAGTCGTTATGAAAGTAGCACTGATCCAACTGTTTCATTTGTTGAACGGATTAAGGTGGCAACACGGCAGAGAGTACGCATTCGTTGCTAATATCCACGACGAGTTCCAAGCAGAGGTAACACCTGATAAAGCAGAAACGTTCGGTAAGTTAGCTGTTGAATCTATACAACACGCAGGTAAACAACTGAAGCTGAACGTACGTTTAGACGGTGAGTTCAAGATCGGTAACAACTGGGCGGAGACACATTAATGACAGAGATAGAATATGATATGTACACTACCCTCGCCGATGTCTATGATAAGCAAGACCTTACAGTTAACTACGACTGGAGACAACAATACAACGATAAGATGCCAAGTTCAAACGCACAAAGAATAGGAGCGATAGCAGAGACACGGTTCATAACAGAATGTTTAGAGCGAGACTTCGAACCACACGTACCTACCACTCCTATGCCGTGGGACTTTATTGTTCACTGCCCAGCCGGAGACTTGAAGGTACAAATCAAAAGCACAAGCGTTCGGGACAAGTCAGCTTACACTGTTAACTCTTCATGCGGAGCATCTGTAAAAGAACACATGTCGTATGATATTGATATTGTAGGTATTTATATCTCTCCATTAAAAGAGTGGTGGATGATACCGAGGTCATTGATAAACAGTAAGACGATCAAGCTATACCCTGACAACCCAAGCAAATCTAAATACAAGAAGTACCAAAACAACTGGAGTGCCTATTATGAGTAAAACCAAAACAACATTACTGATCGACGCTGATGTCCTCGCTTTCGAGGCATCGGTGGTCGCCGAAGAATCAATACATTGGAAGGACGAACTGTGGACTGTGCACGCAGACATGGCATTAGCTAAAGCTCGTGTGGTCAACCGCATCGTAGAGTTCCAAGAGAAACTAAAGACAGAGAATGTAGTACTGTGTCTATCAGACCGTGCGAACTTCCGTCGTAAATTAAACCCAGACTACAAAGCAAACCGTGCTAAGTCTCGACTGCCCATCATCTTACGACAAGTAAAGCAGTGGATCATCGACGAGTTAGGTGGTGTGTTGTGGGCGAACTTAGAAGCGGACGATGTTATATCTATATTAGCTACTGATAAAGCAATGGATGAAGAGACTATCGTTGTTAGTATAGACAAAGACTTCAAGAGTGTACCCGGTATCTTCTTTGATTATAACCGTGGAGAGTACCACCAACCAAGTGAGGAAGAGGCGGACAACTATCACTTGATACAAACCATAGCAGGAGATCATACGGATGGATACAGTGGAGTGCCCGGCGTGGGTGTGGTGAAAGCGGAACGGATACTAGAGAAGGATGGATACGCATGGGAGACTGTCGTAACATGTTACGAGAAAGCAGGACTCACGGAACAAGACGCATTGATGAATGCATGGATGGCTCGACTACTACGCAGTGATAACTACTGCTTCAGAACAAACACTATTAAAAAATTATGGATACCAAAGAACTACCAAACCAAGGATATACTAGAGATTTCTCAACGGGGGCTAAGCGTGACGGGGATGATGGACGGGGACGACCCTGCCTTATTCCTCCAGTCGCCCTTCGCCGTCTCGCAAAAAGATTTGAAGATGGCGGAAAGCTTTACGGAGACAACAACTGGAAAAGAGGTTTCCCTCTAAGTAGATTATATGACTCGATGTTTAGACATTTGTTGGGGCTGGCTGAGGGGGACAACTCTGAAGACCATGCGGCTGCTATCTTGTGGAATGCTTCGGCTTGGTGCTGGACTGAAGAAAAGATTAAAGAGGGAAAGCTCCCGTCGGAACTGGACGATATAACATATAGAGATGAGTGAACCACTTAAAGCGGATGGGTTTGATGATGCAGTTATCGGTACTTGTTATAACACAGGACGGATAGTGTATTCAATCGAACGTATGTTAGTTATACTTATGGAGAGAGATGAGATGAGTATGGAAGATGCTATGGAGTATTTTAGTTTTAATATAGGCTGTGCTTATGTAGGTGAGATGACTCCTATGTATGTATGGACCGAAGATAAAGTAGAGTTATGAATGACGAAATAGTATTACCCGTTCTGTCTCAGGACTTAATCAATAAACTTGACAAACTATTCCCAGATAAATGTCCGCTGTTGACAGACACAGAACGTGAGGTATGGTATAAGGTAGGACAAAGAAGTGTAATTAATTATTTACAACAGACTTACGACGACCAACTCGAACAAGATATAGTAACTAAACAAGTACAATAGCCATGTGTTTTTCACAACCTAAGATACCCGAACCGCTACCACCTCCAGCTCCACCACCTCCTCCGCTTCCTACAGCAGAGAAGGCAGTTACTCAAAGAGCTACTCAACCTACTAAGCGTCGTCGTGGTACAGCCCAAGTCACAGCTACTCGTCGTCCTACACTTAGCATGGGCGGTGGTAACGGTGGAACGGGAGTACAGCTTTCTTCATAACAACAACTAATAATATAAATATATATGAGCCTTCGCACACTTGATAAAAAGACGTTGCTCTCATCTGCTACTAGTTCAGGGGCGGGTAACAGTTTCTCGGTTGAGCGTTCTAAGGGATGGACATTTGTCGT